CAGGAGGTCGGACATGATTACGGTATACTGCGAATCACTTGGCTGTGGTACGATCAGTCTGTTTGCAAAGAAGGTGCCAAAGTTTGTACTCGGACATTCCACTCTGCCCGCTGTGGGGGTTGCATTATTCTTGAGCGTAAATGCAGTGGGGGTCGTGTAATCGCCGTCCCATTCAAGCGGATCCTTGCTCTCCCCGCGAAAGAGTATAAGCTTCTCCATCGCCTGCACGAAGCTCGCATTATCCCCGCTTGCTACCGTTTGACCGCCAGGATATGCGATATCGATACCGCTATTATTCTGATCATTCCATAGGATTACCTTATCCTTTGTGGCACAGGCGATAAATTCGTTTCCCGTTACCGGATCGCTGAATAAAATGGATGCGAATACCTGATCGACATTGGCGGAGTACGCTAGGCTGACATCCCCTGCTTTAAATTCTATGCCTTTGCGTACAGATGCAATATCTCCGTCTAGTCGCATATTCTGCGATGTTTCAACAGTACCGCCCTGTAGAGTAGTAGGCTCCAGGTAACTATCAATACCACGAAATCCACGATCCCCATCGGTGAGAATAGGATCATCCATTCTGCCTATTGGTTCGTACCTAGCCATTACTTACGCTTCCTTAATTCCTGCCAAACCTTAATTGACATGTATACAATTGTGATCGCTCCTGCGATACACCCGAATAAAGAATCTAATGTCGATAATCCAAAAGTAGCTAATGTGCCACTCACTCCGGTAACTGCGGCTCGATCAATCATCGTCTACTAGGTGATGGCCCGAAATAAAAGCCGAGGATTCCCATAAGGGCCGTTTGCCCCATGTACGAAAGGTGTCCACTACTGAGTGTGATGGGGTCTTGGCTTGCAGGCCATGAGAAGAGTCCGAAGAGGAACTCCGTTCTTCCCTCTCCGTTTGCGTTGGTGATTGAAAGAAATTCGGCTTGCGGAAAGAGGGTACAGAGCAGGACGCAAAGGCAAAGAGTGCCAATACCCATAAAAGCAATAATACGGCGAGAAAAATCCCTGAACTCATTATTACCTCCTTCAGCCAACTGAGCTTGGAGCTTAAGAAAATTTTCATTTGCACGACTTTCTCTTGCCACTTCGAGTTCGTGCTTTTGGCGGCGAGCCTCAAATAACATTCCAAACCCGCCCTTGAGGATAGCACCCATAGCTGTACTACCGCCCCCTGTAAGTAACATAAGCAAGATTTCACCCATCTCACTTCTCCACCCTGTCGCGAAGCCTGTCCAACTCCTTTTCTATATACTTTAAGCGCTCAAACTGCTGATAGTCGGAGGTAATCGGAGAGTCCTGCATCTCCACTAAATGATCGAGATCCGCCTTTGCCTGCTCTGCGAACTTCTCCAGGTGCATCATGCGAGCAGATAAATCGCCAAGCAGTGTGCCTTCGTGTTGCACTCGCCCAAGGCTATTATCGAGTTCATTAATCTTGTTCCAAATGACGGAGTAGCCCCATACAGCGGTGCCAACAATGGCGATAACTTTCGCCATGAATGCCAAGTTTGCTTTAACCTGAACATTCTCTCCGACCTCAGTTGCCATTAAGGATTCGCGTCAGGATCAGTCCACTCCTCACCTGCTAAAATCTCAAGCATCTCGGAATGCGTGTTGGCGGTCTTACCCTCTAAGAACGAAGGCGTGTCACCCTCGAACTTTACGAAGGTCTGAGTACCTGCGACATTGTATCGCAAAGTATCTGCCGAGGTTTCTAGGACTTGGTCAAAATCAACGGAACTTACTTCCGATGCGTCAATGATTACATAGTTTCTGCTCATAGTTATTAATTTCCGGGTGTGTTACCTGCTCCGCTTACAAAACTCGCACCATTAATAGCATCAGCACTGTCACTACCGCTACCACTGTTGCTTATAGATGTGCCTGTTCCTCCGTCATCGTCTCCCATTCTGAAGAGACCTACAGGGTTTAATGATGCATCGCTACTATAGTCAAAAGCTTCTCCACTATTCCAAATAGTAGCAACTTCCGAACTAGATAAAGCTTTTCCATCAAAGATAGCAAACTCATCGACTAAACCTTGAAGAGTAGGCTGTTGTCCGTCTCCTATATTGAAACCATTTGCAAAATCCTCCATCGTAGCTGAATTACTAAGTGTACTACCTACTGAAGGAGTTGTGGATTCGTCACCTACATAAACAACATGAGTACCTGCTGACTGATCAAATACATAAGCTAAAAAATTCCACGCATTTAGCGTTACACTTCCTGCGGATGTATTTGTTAGTGGTCTTGCATTACTGTTTTGTACCCATGCTCGCAAGGTAGCACCGAATGCTATATCTATTTCAAATTTTCCTTGTACCCCGTCCTGAGCAGCAAGGTAATTACCTGAAGCCCCCGTGGAAGCATTCCAAGCAGGGTGTCTACTACTAATTAGAGTTTCATACGAAGAAGCATCGCTATGTTTAAACCACAAGACAAAAGACATACTGCCCGTGAAAGTACCAAGTGCTGTTTTGCCGGAATTTACTCCGTTCGCAGTAGCATTGTAGATTACCATATCATTACTACCATCTAGGTCTACGCTGTAGGTGTTACTTAACGGTGCTACAGGTATATCAGTCGAGTAGGTAGGTGATGTATTACCGCTAGATCCATTTACGATTGTGCCGTTTATGGATGAACCGCCACTATTACTTCCTGTTGCGGCATTTGTAATTGTTGCTGTTCCGTAATCAGAACCTGTATCTCCCATTCTCCACCAACCTGTGGGATTAAAGGTGTCTAAGTCCCCCGGTATACCATTTGTACCTCCTGACCCGCCATCATCTTCTCCTCGGTAAATGTTAGTTATTTGTGAAGATGATAAAGCAGTACCGTCCCACCATCCAAATTCGTCCATCTTTCCGTTAAAAGGAAAAAGACCTGTAGTATTAATACAACCAATATTTGCAGGTTTCTGCTTATTTGCAGTATCACCGCCATCAGTAGCTGTAGCAACCTGCGAACCGTTTATATACATGGTTGCGGTACTTGTGGCTGAATCCCTTGTAAACGCCATGTGTGTCCATGTGTCATGGATGGCGTTACCTGTGCTAGTTAAAATAACAAATGGGCTTGAACCCTGTCTTAAATAAACGGAGTAGTTCGTGCCATCATAGTAGATGTATGCTCGCCTTGAACCACCGTCTGAGAAAATAGCTCCATTTGAACCACTTGTATGATTAGGCTTTATCCAAACTGATGCTGACCATGTTGTCGCATAAGCAACTCCTGTTTGCATTACATCATCCGTACCATCAAATTCTAGACTGTAGGTGTTCGTGAATGCACCACCACCACCACCACCACCACCAGGCACTGCGGATATAGCCGAGGCTCCGAAACTTGGAAGTATAAAAGTCATCGGACTTAGGAAGCTGTATCGCCTGCTAGAACGAATGAATCTGCCACGCAACTAATCAATCCCGTCACTGCATACTGCCCTGCGGTCTTGGTGTGCGATGACTGATTATAGAAAGTTCCTGAGAAGGTAATCTGCCCTGCTCCGTATTGTATGACTGAGCAATTGAATCCTTCGCCTAATCCGCTTGGCAGGGTAAGCGTAATTGCAGATCCGTTGGTAAACTTAATCACCTTGCCGTTGTCTCCCGCTACTAGCGTGTAGGTGGTTCCTGTCTGCTCGTTAATACTTGCGTCAAAGTCTTCGAGCTTATTACCGCCCAGGTCAACTGTTCCGCTTGATACCCCTATCACATTTGTATCGGCTGTGCCTACTGTCTTGGTAGCCGCATCACCTAAACCAAGATTGGTGCGGGATGTTGCGGCACTAGATACATCGCTCAAGTTGTTGCTTGCGACTAGGTCACCCTGGGGGGCGAGTGTCATTAGGTTAGTGACAGTTACCTTTTTGGTGGTTGCGGTGCCTGCAACATCATCCACGATAGGCAAGATATCGGCACCCGCCGGGGTGCTTAGATCAGAGAGTTCAGTAATTTTCTTATTGGCCATGATATTATTCTGTTGAGATTGCTTCGTTTAATTGGGTTCGTAAGACCTCATCGGCCTCAGTTGTTAGAAAAGGTGGTAGTTCAAACTCTATGTAATTTCCGTTTTCAGTAATAATGAATCTACCATTCTCGGTTCTTAATACGCCATCAGGCGCGGGTACGCCACTTGTCGTAAATGGACGAGGCGTGCCAACATTAAGATCGAGTGCTAGTGCCATTATACATTATAGGCGATTACCGCACCGCTACTCAGAGTGATTCCGGTTATGCCTCCGTAGATCGCGGTGTTTGCGGATAGTGTGGTATTGTCCTGGGACGCGGTAATGTTACTTAGGTTCTCCACATTACTCGTAATGCTGTCGATAACCGTATCCTCAGTCGCCACGATAGCGAACCAATTGCCTGTGTTTGCGGAGGTGTCATTGATGTACTTCCCTCCGTTTAGTCCTAATCCTCTGTATTCTGATGCCATGATTAAATATTGGTTTGGTATGTTGTTCCGTAAGTTACGAATTGTATAAAGTTCTGCTGACCCTGTTGGCGCTCCAACTTGTCATGCTCCATAGAAAGAAGTGATTCGGCCTGCTGAAAAGCGACCTGGGCTTTATCTGTTGCCCCGTCTGAATTTAAGAAGTCTCCGTATGCTCCGTATGTGGCATACTCGCTAAACACATAAGGGAAGTCCGTACTGCTAGATAAGTAATCAATATAGGGAGCGCGGAATAGTAAGAAGATGGGCTTCGTGCTACTGCGATTTGTAAGTACAACTTTACCATAGCCACTATTCGCATACTCCACGCGAAATGCTACCTCATCCGTAAATCCTGTATCGTATGGATCATTGTTTGAGATGCGGAGGACTTCGCCAATATCCGTATTAAAATCAATCACATTCATGATTGTGGATACTGCTTCTGCTCCACTCCCGCCTCCTCCTGAAAAGGATACCGTGGGGGCAGATGTGTAACCTGTTCCTCCTGCGGTGACTGCCACTCCGTTTACTGATCCATTGGAGTCTATTGTCGCTGTTGCGGTGGCTCCGCTTCCCCCTCCCCCGCTAAAGCTAACGGTTGGGGCGGATGTATATCCTGTGCCTCCTGTGCCTACGGATACATTGCGTACCTGATTATCAGGTGTCTTTTGTTCCAAGCGTACAGTATCGGGCCATCTTGTGCGTTCCCATGCCAACCGTCCAAAGCGGTTGAAGCTACGGATTGCCGCATTCTGTTCTGTCGTAAGTAACGAGTCCACGCCCACCAGGTGCTTCAGGTTGGTGAGCATTGTACTGACCGCTACTTCTCTCATGCCGCTTTAAAACTTGGTCCGCTAAAGGATTTCTTGGTTAAGGACTCAGCCTTAAAGGATGGGTTGTCGC